TATCTTTTTCCAAACATTGTCTTCATACCTTTCTTTTTATAACCAGGCCAACACTTCTCAACTACAATTTCACCTTTAATTTTATCAACTAAATTTTCTTCTTTCACTTTTGGAAGTTCTGCTGTTTGTCCTAATTTTGCTTTTGCAACTTGTTGTTCTCCACCAACTCCCCGTGTTGTTAATGCTCTAATTTTTTCTCTTTTTTGTGCTGTTTTATGTGCAGATGGATTAATTGCATAACCAATTGACTCTTCCATCTCCCCACTGTCAATATAATCTGCTGCAGTATCAATATAATCTGCTGCTTTGGTAATTTTTGACTGAACCCATGCCTCTAAACTACCTTCACCCTTACCAACTTTTTTCTGAATTCTTTGAGCTGCTTTCATGAGTGTTTCAAGTTCAGAACGAGCCATTGAATACTCATGATCTTTTACCGAAACTTTGTCCCAGGCTTTTCCACCATAAGAGCATTCGGATCTAGTTTCTCTTTTATCACATAAAGGACAATATCTTTCTTCTTCGTGCATAGTTGCCTCCGATTTTGTTCCCCAATTGTCTGCACCAACCTTACGACACCTGACAAGTGCTCCAGATGCATATGCACTCGGCCAAACACTATAACGAGACTTTACTTTATGATAGCAGGCATCTTTTTTACCACTACCGTTACCCTTTTTGTCTGCTTCTTCGTTCATTTTGTTTTTAGGTTTATCTGTAGAAACATATGTTGGTTTTGCAGCACCTGTTTTTTGTTGTTGTCCTGGATCTGCTGCTTTTTTTCTTTTTGCTGCAGATAACCTTTCTGCTGGTGTCATATTTGCTCTTTTTGCTGAAGAAACGCATTTAGGAACTCCCTCACCCGGTTCATCACTTGCACAAGTTCCGCCAGTTACAACATTAACCCATCCAGATTTTCCGTCTTTCGATTTAGACTTTCCAAACCAATCTCTAAGACCTTCTTCAGTAACATCTTTAAATTTTTTATGATGCTTTTTAGCATCTGCTTCCATCTTTTTCAAACGAGTGTAATAATCGGGAATTTCATCAAGATGCTGAAGAGCGATATCTCTTGCCAAATCATGATCTTGAGTATGTTCATGTTCAATTGGTTCCCCCATTTCAAGTTGCTTTTGTATAAAAGAAACATCAAGTCGATGTTTCTTTGCAATTTGTTCAACTGTTTTATGTGTTTTAATCCGGGGCATTATTCAATCTGTTTTGATTTGGTTTCTTCACCTTTTGCTCTTTTTTTTCTTCCCGCACAATGAGCACGTTGAGAAAATCCTTTTGGATTAGAGCAATCAATACTCTTTTTATATTTATTACTCCACTCCTCTTGAAATTGATTAAATGTTTTCATTGCTTCCTTGAGATTGTTGTTTTAAAAATTTTGCCAAATCTGCAGTTGATCCAACAAAAAGAGCATTATTGACTGTTGTAGGACCTTTACTTATCTTTTCTTCTTCAATATCTTTTAATTTTTTCTGAAGGTCCATTAATTTATCTGTTGCATCTGCCACGCTTTTAATTAATTGCCCCGCAACCTCATATGCTCTTGGCATTTCACTTTCTTGAGCAAGTTCTAAAATTCCATTAATTGCCTCTTGACCCTTTTCAATTAATGAATATAAGTTTCCTCTAGTATATTCATAATCTTTTTTTATATCATTAACTGGTGATAAAATTTTTTCCGAATCAATCTCTATTGAAGATTCTGTAGGATGGGATTCAATTATTTCCCCAGAAACATTAAAGGTATCATTTAATTTATCAAATTTTTTTGTCATTTTTATAAAGTTTGTCCATCAAATCCAAAATCATCGCCAATTTCGACTAAAGAATTGTCTGTAGTAGTAATAGATTTTACTTCAGATCCGGATAGATGTGATGTAATTGTTGTATTATCTCTTCCCCTATCTACAGTAAGAATATTTCCAGATTTTAATCTTACATAAACTTCCTCACCTTCAATATCCAAATAAGTATTTGTTGATATTGATGAAGCATCATTTACTTCAATCAAGATGTCTTCGGTTGTAATATCTTTTGCAAGATTTGTTAAAATTATTCCTGTATAGTTTTTAATTGCACGTATGTCTGATGAATATACAACTTCTCTTGTTGGGGTGGATGTAGAATCCCCAGTAATATAACTGATCGTAGCTTTTTTGACGATATCTTTTGTTGCTGCCTGAACTGGACCAAAAAGATATGTTTTTGCAGTAAACCTTAATGTATAAATTAATACTCTTCTAGATGCAAAATTTCCCTCATAATCATCTTGAAATGTTACGTTTTCTAAAATTATAGGAATATCTCTCTTTTCATTAATTTCATCAACAAGTTCAATTGTTAGTGTATATGATGGTTGAAAATATGGAAGAATTTGTTCGACGATTTGTAAGGCATCATCATTTAATTTTGTCATAATTGCAAGTTCAAATTGTAGATTATATGGAACTGGCATATAACTTTTTTTAACTACAGATCCATCTGCTGATGATTTTGTAGTAAATGATTGAGTTGTAGTTACTTTTCTTGAGGCATCATATGTTAATCCCGTAAATTCAAATGACATTCTTGGCAATGTAATTTGAGTTGGTTTATTTAAATCTGGTGATTGCTCCAGTCTTGCTAGAAATTTTTGAGTTGGACCATACGCTAGAGGAACTTTAATAACATCAATAACTTCGTTTGAATTATTGGTATGCTTAATTGATATATTATTAAACAGAGACCCAAAAGATATTACAGTTTTTCTTAAGATTTCGTTATAAAAATATTCAAACATTTTAGTAGTTCCGTATGATACTATTTAACCTAATAATAAATTATATTTATGGCATTCCAAACGGATTAGATTCTGTAAAGTCTACTATCCCATCTGCTTCTAGTTCTATATTTTTATTGTCCGCATATGCATTTTCAATAAAATCATCACCTATTGAAGATAGAACATATGATGCTGAAGAGGCAGATCCAACGATACTTTCTCCTCTTATAAAAGAACCAGTCTCATTTGAAACTTCTAAGGTGCTTGTAACTGCATTCCAAGACCTAACTCTTGCAGTAACTCCACTAGTACGTCCCGTAACTAATTCGTTATATTGATAAGTTCCAATTCCAACAAACGAAGGAGATGATATTGTGATTGTCGGCGTTTGTGTATATCCTAATCCAGCATTAGTAATTCTAATTGCAGTAATTGTTCCGGCAGCACTTACAATCGCAGTAGCTGCAGCAGAAACAGATGCAATTCCACTAAATGTTATGGTTGGATTAGTTGTGTAACCAGATCCTGCATTTGTGACTGTAATAGGTCCTATAATCCCAGTTCCTATAGTAGCTGTTGCTGCGGATCCAGATCCTCCACCCCCAATAAATCTTATTCCTGGAGTAACAGTATATCCAGAACCAGGATTAATTAATAAAACATTTTGAACAGATTTATTTTGGGGATTTACATTATCGTTACATACAACTATCCCATCAATCATCACTGCAGTAGCAACACCAGTTACACCTCCAGTTGGTGCAGATGATATTGCTACCGTTGGTGTACTTGAATACCCACCACCCCTGTTTGTTACAGTTATAGATCTAATACCTCCATTCAATAATGTAGTTGTCGCAGTTGCTGTGGAACCAGAACTAACCATCGTGAGAATTTGAGTAATTGAAACTCCACCACCAATACCTCCTACAGTATTGCCTCCACCAACATTAGTGTCGTCTATTTCATCAATACCAGTATCGATAACTTCATCTTCATATCTAAACAGTTCACATTTTAAAGTGTAAACATAAGTTTTTTGAAGTTGATAAAATGGTTGTTCGTGCTCTACAAATTTTATTTCGAATAATCTGTCACCAAGAGGAAAATAAATCAGATCTCCTTCTCTTGGTCTTGTTCCTAGTTTGATATTGGGTTTATTTTTTATAAGAGGTACAATATAACTTTCAAATCTTTCTTTTGATATAGTTATTGTAAGTTCATTGAGTGCTTGTATTCCAAACTTTGATAGGATAGTGGTATTATCTCCATATCCTTCATAATTTTCAATGTATGCTTCTAATGGATATGCATTATCAAAAGCAGATTCTATAACCTCTCTTAAAACTGTTTTTTCGGTTAAGTATTTTCTTGGCAAATAATGAACATCAACTCCATACATACGAAGTTGTTCATTAATTAAATCCTGTATTAATCCCTGTTCACCTTTAGATCCTTGTAGAAAAAATGGATTAAGCATCTTATCATCCTATCATATCAAGAGGTGGGAGTTCATAAGTATTGGACATTTTTTCCATTAAAATATCAATTTCTCTTTGAGCATCATCATACATTTGTCTACCATTAAGTTCTACTCCACCTGGAAGTTTAACTCCTGTAAATTTCATCATATTTTGTCCCCATTGACGTTTAATTAATGAAGTAAGATATGGTTTTATGAAAGAATCATTCCACACTCTCGAATAATCGTTAGGATCTAATGTTGAATAACAATCAATAATAACGTATTCTCCCGCATTTACTGATCCCCAGTCTATATCCAAATAGAGTCTATCTTGTCTTTTGTTAAATCGAATTTGTTTTTGCGTTGTCAAAAGAAAATTAAGATCTTCAAGATAGGTTTTGACCATTGCATAACTTAAAATTTCTGTGGCACCCCAGTAATAAACATCATTCAAAAATAATTGATATTTGACACTAAACATATTATGTGTAATAGTATTTGACCCATCAAAGTGGAAGATTTTATTTACTCCAATAATATTAGGGGGAACTTGTAAATAATTACTATTTTCTTCATAAGTAAATGTTGTAGCAGTTCCAACTATATTTGCAGTTGCTGTTGTTGTAGCTATACCAACTGCAGCACCACTTCCCCTTGATTTTCCCCTATCAATATCATTTTGAGTCAATTTATACTTATAGAAAGTTGGATATACTCCATCAAAATGTCTTTCTTGGAAAAATTGAATGGCATCATCAACTAAATCATCGATTTGCTCATCAGCAACGTTGATTTCCAAAACTGGCGCTCCCAGTTTTCTCTTACAGTAATCTATTAATTCTTGCCTAGTAGATGGTTGCGCCATTATTTTCTACTTTTTAAAATATTTATGGTTTAATTAAATCTTTCAATACTTCTTGTTGCTTTAAGTACAATTTCATATATGCCTTTGCAACTATTCTTATTTGTTCAATATCCTCAACTGCATTTATTTCAATGCAGGCTTTCGTATATTCAAAACTTTTGGATAAGTCCTCCAACTGAATTTTATCGGGATCCATTTACCAAACTCCTAAGTAAATTTTTAATTTCATCAAGATCTTCTTTCATATTAGTAAGATCTTTTTCTAAGTTCTGCACCTTTTGATTCTCCTCACTTTTAGCATTTCTTCGGAAAACATACTCTTGATATTCTGACATATTCGTATTGACAATTGAATTTGTATTTTGGTCTCTCACCAAATGCGTATATCCCTCAACTTTTAAATAATTCATATCACGCTAAAGCAATAACTCTTAAATCTTTAATTCTTGGAACATAAACTTGATTTGTTGATGTGAGAATCAATTTAATACGATATGATTTGAATGATGGTAAATTGTCTATAGTAAATACATACTCTTTAAATTCTATATCTGACGTTTCGAATCCTAGTGATTGGGTAGGAGTTACAAATACATCAGATCTTCCATCACTATCCGCATAGTTAATAACTTCATTTTTAGTGTTCAAATTGAGATATCCGGGGAATGGTGCAAAAACTGGATTAAAGTTTGGTTTTTCACTAATAGCATATAAACCTCTTATATCGCAGTATTGATTAATATGAGCATTCAATAGAATCTTAATAGAACTTGCTCCATTCTCTAAGTTAATTTCCTTGGAAATATATTGGAATGCAGTTGGATCTTGATCGACAGTATTAACTCTAGAATCAGTTGCATAATTTGTAATAACACTATTAACTCTATTTGAAGTTAATACCGCACTAATTCTTTGAGCATCAATTACTGGAGTTAATCTAGAATCAACAGTATCAAGTTGCAATCTAAGATTCATTGATTTATTTCCTGGGAGATTTGATAATTTTTCATTTTCATTAACTTTAGAACATATAATTCTTGTACTATCAAGATAATTTGGTTTTTCGATGCTAATCGTTTCAAATCCATTATCGATGAATGGAATTTCATTACCACTTATGCTTGATCCAGTTACAGTTCTTAAGGAAGCACTTAATGATGTTCCTCTTACCGTTAGATTTTGGACGATAGGAGTAATTATTTCATACGGCATATTTTGTGTTGCCTTGGTATTATATCCACCCGCAGATTTAGTTTGATTGATATAAAGTTGTGGATAACCTACGCCATTAGTTCTGCCAATACCACTTAATCCCATATCAAGTTTTACGTGATACGAATCGAATGTTATTGCATCCGAAACAGTAACATTATTTAAATAGTGCGTCTTATTGATTCTTCTTAATGAAACACCACCTAGCTCATATTTGTAAACTGGAGTTCCTAATGGATAGTTCTTTGGATTTGTTCCCCTAGATATGTTACCACCGATTAAATTACCCGAAACAGAAGTATATTCAATAATCTCATCACCAATCAACAAATATCCTGGATTAGTTGTTCCTACTCCAACATTTTCAAAAGTTGCAAAGTTAGTTGCATTATCTACACTAATTGCACCAGTTGAATTTGTATTGTATACAGTGCTCAATTTTGTTGGATTAATGTCTGACTGTGCATTAGAAATAGTAACATAATTTTCACTGGAGTACATTCCGTGATTTTGATGATTTACTTTAATATGCAATCCATCACTAATTGTTTCAATAGAATTTACAAATACTCCTCCACCCGTTGAGAAATTCAATGTTGTTGTTATTCCAGAACTGTTAATATATTGAACTGTTTTCGCAGACCCAACAACAAAATCTCCTTGCACATTATCAAGTATTAGTTGATTTGTGCTTGCAATTGAAACGATAGAGAATCGTGCATTTCTTCCAACGGCAACAGAACCAAATGTGCTGATTCCAACTACATCACCAACTTGATACCCAACTCCACCATTTGTAATTGTTGCAGCAATAGCAACACCATTAGAAACGGTTACATTTGCTGTTGCATTTTTACCATTACCAGTAACTGTTACCAGATTAATATTATTAATTGATAATCCACCACTTGATGGGGTATATCCAATTCCAGAATTGATTACAGATAAAGTTCCAGATGCACTTCCAGCAGATCCAACATAATTTGCAGTTGCATTAGTTCCTTGCTGAATAACAGTATTACCTAAGGTTAATCCAGAATCTTGTACTGTTGATCCAAGTCCAACCCTGATTTTTTTGGAAATAAGACTGAGAGAATTTGGCATCAACGTAGGAATTTGCTTATTACCATCTGTCAATTCTGGACTATAGAAATCAACTGTTCCTGAAGTTAAGAAGTCTGCTCTATAGAGAGTAAACTTGAGGTCCTCCCACTGACTTGCTTCCCAAGTTGAAGCATTTTGTGATTTAAATAGAGATCCAAGATATGGTTGGTTGGAAATAAATGTTTGTGTTAGAAGATCATTCTCACCAATTCTTGAAATATAAACACTATACTTTGTTGAGTTTGATGCAAGACATATACAATACTCTTTTCCACCCTCCAAGTAAACTGGAGCATCAAAATTAAATGTAGTAGCTACGGATCCATCTGCTGAAGTTTGAATATCACCGGGATCTAAAGTAATTTCTGAGAATGGGAGAATTCTTTGAGTTGGGAACCCATTTTGCATTGTTCTCAACTGGAAGGTGACTGGAATATCCATATCATCCTTGGATCTGAAGAAAACTTCACATTTAGTTAAGAAAACTCCAGTTTCATCTTCAACTAAGAAAGATTGTGCAAGAGGATCATACCATCCAACTAAGACATCCCTTCTTGACTGAGATAAAGTCGTGCCTCCTACAACTTGAGTTCCAGTAGTTCTAGATACTGCTCTTTCCTCAAACTCTTGTTTATTTTGAATCCTAGCATTTCTTACAGAGATAATATTTTCTTGAACTGTTTCTAGTGTTCCACTCGAAATAAATCCTTCTTCAGCAATTGTTGTTGCTGCGTTTTGATCATTTAGGTTATTATTTACTAAAGTAAAAGTTTTAGTTCCAGTTTCAAATTTTGGATGAATGTTTGTATTTGGGTTTGGAACAAAGAAACTTCCAATCAATGTTGCTGAAAGGTCAGAAACCAATCTGACATTTGTAAGAGTTGCTTGTGCTCCACTACTTTGTCCCACCAGAATCATTCCAGATTCTGTCCATCCACTATACTCTCCTTGTGGTTGGTTTGAGAGTGAAAAAGTATCGATATTCAAAATATTTGATGTTGATGAATATGTCGATTGTAATACTTGCCCAGTGTAAGGATTATTTGGATAAGTAATTGTTGCTGCGTTGTAAGGACCTTCTCTATGATTAGATTGTGCAACTCTGAATGAAATTTTAGCAACATCTTGTCCTAGATTTGGATTTAGTCCGGTATTTTGAACAGTTCCAATGACTTTTTCACCAACTTCAAAGGTTCCAGAAATCATTGAAATTTCTAATAACTTGGGAACACAGTAACGAGTTATATCAACACCATCAAAGAAAGCATAAACCTGAGTTAATGGTTTAAGTTTTTTAGAAACAAATTGTATATTTCTAGATCTCATATATGGAATGAGATTTCTACTTACAACTCGATCTCCAACTGATGTATTATCAAATTGTTCAGTTACTATTGTTCTTAAACCAGTTCTTGTTTGAACGCCAGTATCTCTTACTTCTCTTAAATTATCTTGAATGACAGATGTTGTCTCAACCTGTCTTAATTGTGCAGTTCCACTTCCACCATTGATCCATCCACCAACTCCAAAAGTTTCCCCTCTTTCAGTTTGAGTTCTTACTCTGGTAGAATTAACAACTTCTTGACCGGTCCAATTAGTTTCCCAAGCATTCCAAACAATTGGAGCAAATCCAGTCTGTGGGTCTACACTTAGAGTTCTAACTGCGTTTGAAAGAGTTTCTGCATAATTTCCTTCAGCTTGAATAATCTTCGCTTCTAGTCTTACAGTATCAACCCAAGTATCTGTTGCCGGAGTAAGTTCTAACGACCCTTGCCAGAAACTAATTAAGAAAGGAGTAACACTTTCCGATCTAGTTGCAAATGACTGTTTTAACCATTCAACTTCTGCATAATCTAAAGTAACAACATCTTTCGATTTTCTGACATTTACCCCTTCAATCGGAGTGAATGCAAGATCTTCTGTTGGATCTACTCCAGTTACAGGACCAGAAATTAAATCGACAGAATTTGTATAATGTCTTGGTCTTAATTGTTTATTTGAAATGTCAATACTGTTTTTATAAAGAATTGAATCTTCTTGTGCGAGTAAGGAAGTAAAATTATCGACAAAAAATCCAGACTTAAATCTATTTAAACCATCCCCATCGGGAACAAAAAGATTTGCAGTATTTGTTTCAAGTAAAGAAAGTGCAGTATAATATTCAAGATTTTTAATTCTATTTTCAAGTTGTTTAATATCAACCATTCTATATCTCTTGTGCTCCAAGAATTGAATAGAAGCCTGAGATGTATTATATAAGTAAGCTGGTAAACTTATAGTTGCAATTTCTAATGCATCATCTACAGAGACTGGTTTTTCTGGTCTTTCCGAGGGAACTCCATATTTAACCTGGAATTTTCCTTCCTTTGTCAAATAAACTCTATCTATTCTTCCAAGATAGAATGAAAAAGAAGTTAAAATAGATTCATCCGATGCTAAAATATTTCTGGAAGAATTTCCTGATGCACTAAATGTTCTGCCATAAAATTCTAAAGGAGACCTTGAATTAACAGCAACACTATAGGATGAAGTTTTTGGACGAATGTCAATTATATCAGAATTTCTTATACCATTTACCGTTTGAACTTCTTTTACATAATCAAAAGTATTATAGGAATTGACAATTGTTATATCTCCATCATCATTTGCCTCATAATATCCATTTGAAAAATATATTTTTAATTTTTTAATTGGTTCTTGTAAACCCGATTTTCTCTTAATTGTCCCATAATCATAGAAAGTGGACTCTTGTCCATTTGTGAATGTGAAATTTGGAGAAATATCAAAACTTGAAGAATTTATAGTTTGTGCTATTGATTGAATTTGAGATTCTTCAAATATTAAAGTTTCTCCTTCTTTAAATGTCTTTTGATTTTTATAAATGAAAGATATTCTTGTATCATTAATTTTCTCAGCAAAAATGGCAACAGCACCGCTAGTTTGTCCCGTTACCTTTTCCCCAATAATTAGGTCGGAAGTTGTTGCTGTTGGACCAGTAATAGATGAAAGATCTAATGTAGGTGCAGTTGCATCAGTTGTATTTGTAGATTCAAAAATACCGTGAATTTCTATGATATCTGAAGTATTAAGAGAGATGATTTCATCTTGAACTCTTGTTCCAAATGGATAACTTCCATAGGATAAACCATCATTTAAAGTTGTTGATCCTATTCCAGAGTATTCATACTTTGATTTATCTACTATAATAGAATTTACTCTATTTTTTCTTTTTAATTTTGCTTTTGGTTTTATTTTTCTAGTGGTTGCTATTAATGTAGCACCAGTATCTGAAGTAGTTGAAAGATTGTATATGGATAATTGAGTTCCTGTGGCATCAATCTGAATTTTATCTGATGTCAAGACTTCAGTTTGTCCATTTGACGTAACTAAAGAATATCTTTCTTCATCAAATGGCAAAAATGTTTCATTCGCATCAGCAGTTACTGTAGTTGTTTGATTTCCAGAAATATTGACCGTGAAAACAGTTCTAATCCCAAGAACAGCATTTGTTAAATCTACATTAGATACGTTAACTTTAGGAATTCGTGTATATAAAGTATTATCAGTTGATGTTTCTAAATTTGTTGTTAAAATTCTAAAATCAGTAACATTTAACGCGGAAGTTGGTAAATTTGCTGTAGTAATTCCAGCAACTCCTGTCACTGATGTAATAGAAATTGATGTATTACCCGATCCAACTACTTTTGCAATAACTGGATCTCTGTGCGAAGGGTCGCTATATTGAATTAAATTGTCAATTCTAACAATTCTTCCGGGGAATAAAGTGTTTGGACTTAGTACTGTACTAATTCCACCTGAAGATGGACTGATAGTAGCGATACCAACATTAAATCCGGTAGATTGAACAGTATCTGCAGAAAAAGTTGATGCCGAACCAACAATTCCATACACTGATTTTATATCAGAAATTCCATATGAAGTAATTGCAATAGCTACTCTAGAATTTTCTATACCATCAATAATAAAGGATTCGTTAAGAATAAAATCTCCAGTTTTTTCATAAACTGTAAGTGCTACCCCAGCAGTAACAGGATCTTTTAAAAATGCTGTGGCACCACTATTTTTTCCTTTAATAAAAGTTGGAACTGATAATGTAATTGGTTGATTTACAGTAATTTCTGTAATAGTTTGAATATCATATAAAGAAATATTCCACTGATTTAAATTTGAGTTGGATGTATCATATGATCCAGATTCTAATCTAAAATCATAAACTCTTGCTACACCTATTTCTTTTCCTGGTGAAGTTCTTTGATTTGATCCAACTCTAGAATCTCTAAGACTTAAAATATATGTATTTCCAATTCCAATCTTCGGAGCACCATAAACTCTATTTAATTTTAGAGTAGGTCCTGTATTGTAATTTAAAGATTGATTTTCTAAAGTTTTAGTTGTCCTTGGTTTTGGGCAGTCTAAAAATGTTGAACTTATTGTTTCGCACTCATAACCACGAACAAATGCTTTACCTGGAGAAATTTGATAAACTGCTAGATCATTTGATGGAGTAGAACCTCCATATGTAAATTGCCCAGCATTAAAAATGCCATTATTTCCTAAATTGTCGTTTAAAGATTCTTTTAGTGCAGCATCAAATGGAGTAACATAGTAGTCTCCAGATTCTGCATAGGTTCTTCTTGCTAACTCGTCCGCAATGTTGTTATATGAAGTTGTCTGTTGAGATCTAATAACTCCATCTTTAATTGTTGCCAATTCAACAAAATTGCCATCATCAAAATCTGTATTTGGTTTTTTAGTAAGAGATGCTGTAATTTTTAATCTATCTGCACCAGGTGCAGAATAATTATTAAATCCTTGAGAATTATCGTTTAAATTTTCGTCAGTTTCTGAAGTTATAATTTCCTCATTTACAAATAAACCGACACGATAATTTGGTTTATTTGAATATTGGTCTAGAATTAAAGTTTCGTCATTAACAGTTACAAACTGGCCTCTGATAAAATATACACCATTGGTTATTGAAAATGCTGATCCAATAGAAGTTGCATTTTGTGCGATAGTTGATGCAAATGGTTGTCCAACAGTAATCAATGAATTCCCCAACAATCCTGAAGTAATTTGGGAATTACAAGTTAAAAGTTCTCCATCAGAAAATTGTTGAGTTGAATTATTTTGGGTATTTGATGCTAAGTAATTTATGTAAAGAGTTAAGTTTCCTCTTTCTGAATCTGTTGGAGATAAAATTTTATCTACTACTGCAGTTACTCCTGAAGTTTGACCTGTTATTTTTGTCCCTACTAATTGATCTGCATAGGCAGAAACAGGAACTCCAAGATAAGTATTTTGAAGTTCTACTGCATAATAAAGTTGAGTATATCCTGTGTTTCCAGGTATTACCTTTGCACCTTCTTTAAAGAAATGTTGACCAAATTTTTCAATTTGATTTTGTAATATTGATTGTAATGTTGTTAATTCTCTTGCTTGTACTGGATATCCTGGTTTAAAAAGGACTCTATAATATCCATTATTTGCATCAAAGTCATCAAAATATGGAGATACATTGAGATTAGTTTCCTGAGACATAATTCTTTAGAACTGCAAAATGACTTTAATATCTTCTTTTTGGTTGGATGACCTAGTAATAGCTGGTCTATTATCTACATAGATAATGTTCCCAGAGTATTTTTTAACCTCTGGAGAAGCAATACCGTTTGTAAATTCTTGACCGAGATAATATGTCCTACTATTTATTACCGTTGATATACCAGAGAAGGATGTGTTTATAGATAAATTAGAACCAGATGATGGCACAATAGTTATGCTTCCCCCTGTAGATGGAGAACTTGTAAATTCAGTTAAATCAAATCCATATGTTGGATTTGTAATTGCAATCCCAACCGTCGTAAAACCTGCAAGTGATCGATCCTGCCAGTATTTTAAAACACCAGTTGTCTGATCATAACTAATGACTCTTCCCACAGCAGTGGTTGCAGTTGCTACTGTTTGGGTGAAATATGAGTCGGTAGTAAAAGTTGCTGAACTATATCCTGTTCCAGTAAGTCTTAAAGCATATACAGCACTTGCTTTATCTGAAGTGAGTAAACTACCGGAACTTATTTTTGGATTTTCAACAATGCCAACTCTTGCAATTTGATTTCCAGTTATAAAATCTGGATTTTGAATATCGTTTTCAATTCTAGAATAAAGAAGGACGTTATATGCACCTAGTTCACGATAAATATCTGCACCGTGGCCACCTTTAGGGGTAATGATAACATTAAATGCTGGTATAGTTGTTCCCGTTGGAACATTACCTGCAACTAAATCAATGTTGCCATAAGTATATCCAGAACCTTGACTTGAAACAACCACCGATTCAACTTTTTGGTCATTGTTAATTATGACTGTACATTCTGCTCCAATACCATCACCTTTAATAGGAACTCTTGTATAAGTTCTATTTGCTGTTCCTAATCCAACACCACTATCAGTAATAGTTACAATTTTTATAGAACCATCTACTGCGTTGTTTCTTACTGGAGCATTATCTTCAGATGTTTCCCAATTTGAGGGCACTGGAATAAAATCAGAAGTTTCAAATTTTGCCACTTCTGATGGTTTCAATGTATAAAGATATTTCCAAATATATCCATCACCACTCGATCCTGCAGATCTTGGTTCTAAATCAGTGAATGTTGGTTCATCTAGTGATGGTTTACCATTTGGAGTATCTGGTCTTGTTCCATTCTGCAAACAAATATAAACTCTGTAATCACTATTTAAAATATAATAAGATGAAGCATATAAATTAGTTGCACCGGAAACTTTAGCAGTATTTGATCTGCTATAGTCGTGACGATACATATCATATGTTGTTCCCGAAGACCAAACTCTCTTTTGAACAACCTGTCTTACATCAGACGCATTAATCT